AATCCGCCAGAAATGCTGCCTTTAAATAAGGAAGAACTGGATCTGCATATGCAGTTATCCTACAAACAGCAGGTGGAGTTAGCTGAAGAGCAAGCGTTAAACGTTTTATTAGACGGTAATAAATATGATTTAATAAAAAGAAGATGCAATTATGATTTAACAACCATAGGTATTGGTGCTGTAAAAAACACATTTAGTAAATCAGAAGGAGCTAAAGTAGAATATGTAGACCCGGTAAATCTTGTTTGGTCACACACAGAGTCACCTTATTTTGATGACATATACTATGTAGGGGAAATAAAAAGCGTTCATATAAATGAATTAAAAAAGCAATTTCCTGAATTAACTAATGATGACTTAAAAGAAATAGCTGGACAAAGTTACAGAAACAACGGTTTTTACGATCGTACATTAACTAATTACAATGAAGACGACTCTAATACTGTTCAGATTCTATATTTTAATTATAAGACATTTAATAACGAAGTATACAAAGTTAAGGAAACAGCAACAGGAGCGGCAAAACTAATACCTAAAGATGATACATTTAATCCTCCGCCAGAAATGTATGAGGAATACGGGATACAAAAGCTATCACAATCATTAGAGGTACTTTATGAAGGAGTTAAAGTTCTTGGAGGTAGATTACTTAAATGGGAATTAGCTACAAATATGATTCGCCCAAAAAGCGATTATACGAAGGTTAAAATGAATTATAGTATAGTAGCACCTAGGATGTATAAAGGTCGCATAGAAAGCATCGTATCACGTATAACAGGGTTTGCGGATATGATTCATCTTACGCACTTAAAGCTACAACAAGTAATGTCTAGAATGGTGCCAGATGGTGTTTATTTAGACGCCGACGGGTTAGCTGAAGTTGATTTAGGTAATGGTACAAATTACAATCCACAAGAAGCATTAAATATGTTTTTTCAAACTGGTTCTGTAATAGGTAGATCTTTCACTCAAGACGGAGATATGAATCCAGGTAAAGTTCCAATACAGGAAATAACAACTGGTGCTGGTGGTGGTAAAATGCAAAGCTTAATAGCAAACTACAACTACTATATGCAAATGATAAGAGATGTCACCGGCTTAAATGAAGCTAGAGACGGAAGTACTCCTGATAGCAGAGCATTAGTGGGTGTACAAAAAATGGCTGCAGCAAATTCAAATGTAGCGACTAGACATATATTAGATGGTAGTTTATTTTTAACTGCTGATTTGTGTGAAGGATTATCGTTGAGAATATCTGATATACTTGAATACTCTCCAACTAAAGAAGCATTTATTCATAAGCTAGGAAATCAGAATGTAGCTGTATTAGAAGAAATGGGTGATTTATATTTATATGATTTTGGTATATTTATTGAATTGCAACCAGATGAAGAAGAAAAAGCTGTATTAGAAAATAATATACAAGCGGCAGTTGTCGGTGGATTAATAGATTTATCAGACGCTATAGACTTAAGAGAGATTAAAAATCTAAAGTTAGCTAATCAATTGTTAAAGTTAAGGCAAAAAGCTAAAAGAGATAGAGATAAAACTACAAAAGAAGAGTTAATAAAAAAGCAAGCCGAAGCAAATGCGCAAGCCCAACAGGTTGCTGCTCAAGCGGAAGTTCAAAAAGGTCAAGCTTTAATACAACAAAAAATACAACTAGAACAAGCAAAAGCGCAAATAGATACTCAAAAGCTAATGCAAGAGGCAACTTTAAAGAAAGAGTTAATGCAGTTAGAGTTTGAAATGAACATGCGTCTCAAAGGTGTAGAAGTACAAGGTAAAAAATCTGAAATAGCAGAAAAAGAAGATCGCAAAGACGATAGGACTAAGATACAAGCTACACAACAAAGTGAATTAATAAATCAAAGAAAAAACGATTTACCCCCTAAAAACTTTGAATCTAGCGGAAACGATATACTTAGCGGGGATTTCGACTTAGGTTCCTTCGAGCCTAGGTAATAATAATAGTAATAATTATATAATATTTTATCATGTCAGAAGAACAAAAACAAGAAGCACCCGCGGTCGAGGAGACTACGGTGCAAGAATCAAAACCCGTGTCTATGGAAGATGGGGTTATTAAGGTTGATTTATCAGAATTAAATAAACCAAAAGAAGATGCCATTCCAGAACAAAAAACAGATGCAGGCGATGTTCCTGTCGAAAAACCCGCAGACCCGCCAAGTAGCGAAGACGTGGTTGAAGAAGTACGGGGCACCAAACAAGATGAGGTCAAAGCCGTTCAGGCTGAAGAACCAGTAATCCAGGAAATAACCCAAGAAGAGGTTAAAGAGCAAGTTCAGGAGCTTGAGGAACAAATAGACCAAGCTGTTGTTGAAGAAGCGGTGGGTATTGAATTACCTGAAAATATTCAAAAAGTAGTAGACTTTGTAAATGAAACAGGGGGAACTCTACAGGATTATGTTAGATTGAATCAAGACTATGATTCATTAGATGAACAGCAATTACTACGTGAATATTATGAAACCTCTAAACCTCATTTAGATAGAGACGAAGTTAACTTCCTAATGGAAGATAATTTTTCTTATGATGAAGATGTAGATGAAGAGAGAGATATAAGAAAGAAAAAAATTGCCAGGAAAGAAGAACTTTCAAAGGCTAAAAAATATTTAGACGGTTTAAAGTCTGAATATTATGCAGAAATAAAAGGTGGTAGCAATCTAGCGCCTGAGCAGAAAAAAGCGATTGAATTTTTTAATCGTTATAAACAAGAAAACCAAGAGGCGACTAAAATAGCGGAAACTCAAGCGTCGGCATTTAATACAACAACGGAAAAACTTTTCTCCAACGATTTCAAAGGTTTTGATTTCAATTTAGGTGATAAAAAGTTTCGTTATAATGTAAAAAATGCTGATCAAATTAAAGACACCCAAAGTGATATTAATAATTTTGTCAAGAAGTTCTTGAATGATAAAAATGAAATGTCAGATGCTGCGGGATATCACAAGTCTTTATTTACAGCTATGAATCCCGATCAAATTGCAAATCACTTTTACGAACAAGGTAAAGCAGATGCAATGAAAAACAGTGTTGCTAAAGCCAAGAATATTGATATGGATCCGAGAGGGACTCATGAGAAAGTCAATATGCCTGGTGGAGTAACAGTGCGATCTCTTAAGTCAAGTTCCTCTAAGTTTGGAATAAAAAAAAGATAATTAAAACTTAAAATTAAAAATTATGGGATCATTTACAGGGAGTGCTGGAGCATTAGCTCACTTAACTCCTCGACCAACACAAACGTTGTTTAACGACAACTACTTGTCTTTATCAGACATGGATTTTACACAACAATTCTTACCAGAAGTATATGAGAAAGAAGTAGAAAGATACGGTAACCGTACTATCTCTGGTTTCTTAAGAATGGTAGGAGCGGAAATGCCTATGGCTTCTGACCAAGTAGTTTGGTCTGAACAAGGTAGATTACACGTAGCATACGACCCGTGTGTAACAACTGCAACAACAGTTGTAATACCAGCGGTTAGTGGAGCTTCACAAAACGTTATTGGCCCTGGTGCTACTATCGTAGTTTCTAATGCAGCAGGTACTGTAGTTGAAAAAGCATATGTTAAAGCTGTAGCAACTGCTGGAAACGGAGTAGCTACTTTAACAGTTGTAGGATACGCAGCACCAACTATTACAGCTCACTCATCAAATGCAAAAATATTTGTATATGGTTCTGAGTACGCAAAAGGAACTTCTAATGCAGGAACTTCTATTGATGCAGCTTTCGAGCAGTTCAATAACAAGCCAATCATACTTAGAGATAAGTACAATGTGAACGGTTCTGATACCGCTCAAATTGGATGGGTAGAAGTAACTACTGAAGTAGGAACATCTGGATATTTATGGTACTTAAAATCTGAGCACGAAGCTAGAATTCGTTTTGAAGATCAACTAGAAATGTCTATGATTGAAGCTGAAAAAGTATTTGCAGCTAACGGATCACCAAGCTTTATTGCTCCAGCAGCAGGTCTTGGCGGTGGTAGTCAACTTACAGGTTCTGACGGGCTATTTGCAGCGCTAGAATCAAGAGGACTAGTTTACGCAGGAGCTGATTTTGATGCAGCGAATGGCGCGGGATTAGTTGAGTTCGATACTATATTACAAGAGCTTGATAAGCAAGGAGCTATTGAAGAGAATATGATGTTCTTAGATAGAGCTACTGCACTAAGTATTGATAACATGTTAGCAGCACAAAATGCTTACGGAGCAAACGGTACATCTTACGGTGTGTTTGATAACTCTGAAGACATGGCTTTAAACTTAGGATTTAGCGGATTCCGTAGAGGATCTTACGACTTTTACAAGACTGACTGGAAATACTTAAACGACGCTACTACTCGTGGATTAGTTGGAGATATTGAAGGTGTTATTGTACCAGCTGGAACTTCTACTGTATACGACCAAGCTTTAGGACAGAATATTTCAAGACCTTTCTTACACATCCGTTACAGAGCTTCTGAAGCAGATGATAGAAAAATGAAGTCTTGGATCACTGGATCTGTAGGTGGAAACTATACTAGCGACGAAGATGCAATGAACGTTCACTTCTTATCAGAAAGATGTTTATGTGTACAAGCCGCTAACAACTTCGTATTATTGAAAAAATCATAATACACCAATGTAATTGTTACCCTCGTTATATTGACGGGGGTAATTATTACTTTTATAAACTATTTAATCATATTATATCATGGCTAAAAAAGCTACAGCAGAAAATATTGAGGTTGCACCTCAGCAGAAAGCCGTTGTACAGGCAAAAAAAGTACCAACATTTGAATACAAAGATAGAAATTATTATATATCTACAGGTAAATCACCTCTAATATATGTTATGCAAAGTAAGCATAGTAGAGCGAAACCTTTATTATGGTTTGATCCAGAGTTAAAATACTCAAGAGAGATAAGATATGCTACAAACATGCGTAGTCCATTATTGGATGAGCAGAAAGGGGAGGCTACATTAGGTAGAATAGTTTTTAGAAACGGAACATTAACTGTCCCAAAAGAAAATGTTGCATTACAAAAATTATTATCAATATATCATCCGAACAAGGATAAGGTATATAAGGAATTAGATAAAGTGGAAGATTCTGTTAACCATTTACAATGGATTGAACTTGAATTAGAGGCTTTAACCTTTGCAAAAACAATAGAGATTGATCAAGCAGAGGCAATATTAAGATCTGAAATGGGAGAAAGTGTTACAAATCTTTCATCCAGCGAATTAAAAAGAGATTTAATGATCTTCGCTAAAAATAATCCTGTCTTGTTTCTTGAGTTATCACAAGATGAAACCGTGGAACTAAGAAATACAGGAGCAAAAGCTGTGGAAGCAGGGATATTAAAGTTATCCGGTGACCAAAGAACATTTACATACGGCGAAGGAAACAGAAAACTTATGACGGTTCCTTTTGATGAACATCCATATTCAGCGTTAGCTGCTTACTTTAAGACAGATGACGGAATGGAAGTTTATAAAACAATTTTAAAAAGACTTAAATAGTCACCTATAGTGGTTAGGCCATCTTAAGGGTGGCCTAATTATTATAAATAACATAAATTATGGCTGTAAGCGTAGATACTGTTTATCAAAGAGTATTAGGAATACTTAATAAAGAACAACGAGGGTATGTCACGCCTCAAGAATTTGACTTGTTCGCAAATCAAGCACAGAGCGATTTGTTTGAGCAATATTTTTACGACATTAATCAATTTGGAAGAATACCAGGTAATGATACTGAATACTCAGACATGCTAACTCTTCTAAATGAAAAAATAAACATTTTTGAAACAGTCGCGCCTCCTACGAGGAACTCTGCAAACACTCACTTCATTCAACCAGCCAATCTATATAGGCTAGGATCTGTTGTTTACAAGAACACTACTACAAACCCTTTTGGAGTATCTTCAACAGAACAAATAGAAGCGGAAAGAATTAACTCTAACGAGTTTTTATATATAAATTCTTCACCTCTTACAAAACCAACAAACACTCGTCCTGTATTTATTTCTAATGCAAGTGGTATAAAAGTTTACGGAGCATCAGAAGTTGTTCTGCCCGCATTAGTAGACTACCAATACATAAGAAAACCAGCAACAGTGCAATGGGGATATCAAATAGTATTTAACGAGGCTTTATATGACGCCACTAGTACTGTTAATTTTGAATTGCACCCATCTGAAGAATCTGAATTAGTTATTAAAATATTAGAACTTTGCGGTATACTTATAAAAGATCTAAGCTTGTATCAAGTATTTGATAAAGAAGAGCAAGAAACAATTCAACAACAAAAATCATAACGCATGAGTTTAATAAATCAAACAGACGAACAATACTACTTAGGCCCAGATGGAGTTTGGAATAGTTGGGATGAGAATTATGGCAATTACCAATTCGTAAGCATAAAGGATATAATAAATAATTTCATTATATCATACGTAGGTGAGGGTAAAATTATTAGTAAGCTTAAAAGAACAGATGTTGCTTTTCATGCACAAAGAGGTATACAAGAATTTAGTTTTGATATCTTGCCTTCCATGAAATCGCAAGAGATAGAAATTGGACCAAACTTAAATTTTATATTACCAAAAGATTATGTTAACTACGTAAAGCTTACGTGGGTTGACAGCCAAGGTATTGAAAGAATAATATACCCAGCTTATAAAACATCTAACCCATTACCTATAGCGCAAGATAGCGATTATGAATATTTATTTGACGAACAATCACAACAAATAATCACAGCTGAAGAATCTGAAACTAGAAAAAAATTTCAATCCAGTAGTACTGCGCAGGGCCAAAACCTAAACAATGTAAATAACCCTACCGTCTTAGCCGCTAATAGCTTTGGTAGAAGATACGGTTTAAACCCTGAGAATGCTCAAGCTAATGGCGTATTCTATATAGATCAAATATCTGGAATAATATATTTTGGATCTGACTTTGCAAACAGAATTGTAACATTAAAGTACATATCCGATGGGATCGGTTGCTCTGATGATGAAATGACTGTACATAAGTTTGCCGAGGAAGCTATATACAAATACATAGCTCACGCAGTTTTAGCTACAAGAGCAAACACTCCTGAGTATCTGGTAAGTAGGTTTAAAAGAGAACTAGCGGCTGCTAGAAGAAATTCAAAGCTAAGGTTATCAAATATTAAAATAGAGGAAATTACACAAGTAATGCGTAATAAGTCCAAAATCATAAAACACTAATATATGCAGTTTGTACACGTTTTCCAAAAAGGAAAAATGAACAAGGATCTTGACGAAAGACTTGTTCCAAATGGTGAATATCGAGATGCTTTAAATTTAGATTTAGCGGATTCTCAGAATGGAAACATGGGTTCTTTGCAAAACGTAAAAGGTACAATAGAGCTTAGAAGTAAAGCTGGATTGTCGGCTGTTTGGACAGATAACTACATAGATGGTTTAACAAACCCCGAGTGCATAGGTACATTCAGAGATGACTTAAATGAAAAAATATATTGGTTTATAACATCTTCAGGTAATGCAAAAGGAGCTATTAGTATTATAGCTGAGTACGATCAAACTTCAAATACAGTTTCGCCAATATTAGTAGACAAGCAAGGAATACTTAAATTTAGTAGATCCTACTTAATAACAGGTATAAATATTTTAGGGGGTATGTTGTTTTGGACAGATAACCAAACAGAACCTAAAAAAATAAATATTGAAAAATTTAAAACTGGTTCTACTGATTTTGATACTCATACAAAAATACCTACATACATTCCAAACACTCCAGACAACCAACCACAGTATGAGGTTAATCTAACTGGAACTCCTGATTTTACAGAAGCTGATATAACTGTTATAAAAAAATCCCCTTTAGCTTCCCCTTCTATAGTGACTAGCCCTAGTAAATTTGGGCCAAATGTTCCAGGAACAGGCATCGCTCCTGTTACAACATCAATGACTTTAGCCTCTATGGTTAACTTTACTTACGTAAACGATGCAACCAACCTGCCTGATACAAGGGTTTCTTTAGACACTTATGGTGAATGGTTAGCTAACACCGAATCAGATCCTGATTTTTACGACGATACATCTATCCCTAACTGGAATGGTACCGTATCTTTTAACATTAGCACAGCTCCCCCTGCTGGTACATGGGGCGCAGGCTCTATCATGCGTTTAGAAACAGATTATACAACGGAATTTTATGTAAATTATCATTATGAGATAACCATTAAAATAGATTCAGTAGTAGGTAATGTTGTTACAGGTAAAATACAAGCTATTTCTGAGAACATAGAAACGTTTTTGGATAGTGATTTAGATATAATTATACTAACATGGGAAGGCCTAATAGTTGAGGAAGCTCCTATGTTCGAATATGTTTTCCCTAGATTTGCATATAGATGGAAGTACATAGATAATGAATATTCTACATTTTCGCCTTTCTCTGAAGTGGCTTTTGAAGGAGGTAAATTTGAATATGTATCTTCTGATGGTTACAATATAGGTATGACCAACAACATAAGACAATTAACTGTAGGCAATATTTCTTGGGGATCAGAAGAAGTACAGGAGGTAGATATTCTTTATAAAGAATCAAATAGCACAGCTGTATATACAGTAGAAACTTTAAAAAGATCAGATTTTTCCACACTTCCAAGCACTTTTGACGTAGAAACAGAATTAATTGGAGCAATAGTGCAATCTAATCAATTACTACGACCGTGGGATAACGTGCCTAGAGCGGCAAAAGCACAAGAGGTTATAGGCAATAGAATTGTTTACGGAAACTATTTGCAAAATTATAATGTAGAAACAATTTCTTTAGATCTTACCAATACACCTAATAATCATGAATCCGTAGCGGATCTTACAAAAATAGGAGTGCCTAACCAATCTGTAAAATCTATAAGAACTTACCAAGCGGGTATAGTTTTTGCTGATAAGTATGGTAGAGAGACGCCCGTATTTTCAAGTAAGTCATCTAGTACAAAAGTAGATATTGAAAACTCTGACAAAGCTAATAAGCTATCTGTCACACCTTCTGGTACACCGCCTGATTTTGCAACACATTATAAATTTTTTATAAAAGAAAATTCAAACGAATATTACAATTTAGCTTTAGACAAATTTTACAACGCTGAAGACGGGAATGTTTGGCTTTCTTTTCCTTCCTCGGAAAGAAATAAGGTTGATATAGAAACGTATCTAATCTTGAAGAAGCAACATGACACTAATGTTTCTGTAAAGGAATTAAATAGATATAAGATATTAGATATTGAGTCAGAAGCTCCAGAATTTATATCTACTTTTGATGAAGTGATTTCAACAACTGCAGTAGAGCTATTAGCCTCTGTTGATATTGGATTTTTGTCTATTAAATTTAAAGGGCCTTCCTCAACAAAAAACCCACAATTTGCTCCAAACCTAGCGGGTAACAGAGTTAGGTTTACATTCGGAGGTGGAACATCTTTGCAGTATGGAGTTGTGAGCGCTACGCCATCAAATCCAAGCAATGATGACTTTGACTACGATGTGATACTAGACGCACCTTTAGGGCCTGATGCTACATTCATGGAAAGTATAGGCGTTGGTACCTCTTTTAATATAACAATAATACAGGACGAAATTCTAAATAAACCAGAATTTGAAGGTAGATTTTTTGTGAAAATAAGTAGAGACCTGTCTTTTGATACCAATATTATAGCTCCTTTTGCAGCTATGGAAACATCTTATGGTATAATAGATGTGTTTTATCCTGATTATGGGTGGGCTGAGAGGAACCACCCTGAAACACCTATTGGTTATGCTTACGCGGATGGTGGTAGCGATTTTGATGAATGTACATTTAGCGGAGACCATAGATCAAGACTAAAATTAAGTGGATGGGACAAAGGAATAGGATACTATATTACACAAACACCAGACCCACTTATACAAGAGTATTTTCCTAATTACCAACCACCTACTAAAGGCAGTACTGATTTTGGAATTGTAAGTATGAGGAGAGGTGTGAACAGCTTCGTGGATAGAATCTTTGGGCATGTCCTTAGTCAAAACTTTGTACAGGATACAGGTTCTGGCGTATCTCCAAATGGGCTTGTATCTACCGGGGCTGAGATTCGTTTTCAGTGTCAAGGTAATGGGCCAGATTCAGGAAGGTATTCTCAAATATATAAAATAAATTTTGCATTAGGACAATGGTCACATAGAGGAGGTAGAGTACAGCAGTGGAGTTGCTCTCCACAAGGCGCGTCTGAAAACCAACGATATGCAATATTTATAAGATTAAATAAACCCATTACAGAGGACTGGATGCCTTCTGCTAATCAATGGACAAAGCTAGAAGCTAACTTGCCTACCTTGCAGGTGGTACAACCTATAATATCAAACAGCAATAAGCTATTAAGCTCTACTAATCCAGCTATATTTGAAACAGAACCAAAAGAAAAAGTTGATTTAGATATTTACTACGAAGCTAGCGACTCTTTACCTATATCTAATTTTAATACAGCTGATCAATCTGTGGAATGGTTTAACTGCTATTCTTACGGGCAAGGCGTTGAGTCAAATAGGATTAGAGATGATTATAACGCTGTCACTATTGACAAAGGTGTTAAAGCCTCTACTGTGCTCGATGAGCCCTATGCTGCAGAAAGAAGAGCTAGTGGATTTATATTTTCCCAAATATTTAATTCTACATCGGGTATTAACAGATTAAATCAATTTATACAAGCAGAGCCAATAACGAAGGATCTAAACCCTATACATGGATCTATACAAAAGTTACACGCTCGCGATACTGATTTAATTACTCTATGTGAGGACAAGTGTTTTAGAGTGCTGGCAAATAAGGATGCTCTTTTTAACGCAGACGGAAACACAAACTTAACAGGCAACAGAGCTGTATTAGGACAAACCGTACCTTATGCTGGAAACTTTGGTATATCTACCAACCCTGAATCGTTTGCTGATTTTGGTTTTAGATTATATTTTTCAGATAAGAATAGAGGCGCTGTAATAAGATTATCTAGAGACGGTATAACTGAGATATCAACTTATGGTATGGGGGATTTCTTTAGTGATAACTTAAGATCATCTACTGTAATAAAAGGTAGTTATGATGAAGATAAAGGCTTATACAATTTATCTTTAAATAAATTAACTGATGAATGGGAAGAAAAACTAAGCACAGATCAAGCCTATAACTTAACAGCGGAATGCGATAATCCAGCATCTGCAACAGAGAAAGTGAGTGCAACAACTTTATCGTTTAAAGAAACTGTTAATGGGTGGACTAGTAGAAAAAGTTTTTTACCTGAGGAGGGTATATCTTTAAATAATATTTATTATACATTTAAAAATGGATTACTGTGGCAGCACAATGCAAATCCGGTGTATAACAATTTTTATGGCACTCAATACTTTAGCACTTTTAATCTTCTTGTAAATGAAGCGCCACAAGCGGTAAAAGGATTTACGGCTTTAAACTATTCAGGTACAGCTTCAAGAGAGATAGAATATCAATACGGAAATAAGTGGTACTCTATTGCTGAGGTTAATGCTAATCAAATATTACCTACTGCTTCACAAATTAAAAGAGAAGGTTGGTACACCAACTTTATTAGAACAAATTTAGAGGCTGGTGAAATAAAGGAATTCGAAAACAAAGAAGGTAAATATTTTAACTATATAAAAGCACTTGAGGTTTGTAAAACAGGAGATGGGATTGGAACGCCTGAAGTAATAGATCCAGATCCTTTAGACTTTTTGCTTACAGTAACTATTGATACTGATTGTGGTGGTAGCGGTGGTACTACACCGGACACGACTCAGTTCTTCTTTAATATATGGGACGATGGTAAACCCGCGGATCTTCTTGACATTGAGCCAGAAACAGCGGCGCAAGATGTTAAATGTAAAATAGAAGATTTTTATGATTTAGTTAATCAAACCTACAATGTAGTAACTAATCAAGGGACTGCGTTCTCTTACGTTCTAGAGCAAGGATTAGCTGTAGGTACTCAAATGTATAACAGTTCTACAAATGAACCTATTAGTTCAGCGGGGGCTTATTTGTTTGCTGGAGTTGGTCAGCAGCAAAATGACATACTGTTAAGTCACGCAGGTTTAGATAAAAACAATTCAACAGTTGTTCCTGCAACTTATTATGTAATGATACTAGGCTCAAATGGTCAGATAGCTTCGTATACTAAATACAATACTTTAGCGGCATGTACAGGGGTTCCTGATAGAAGCCTTAGGGGAACTGGTGGGCTTTCATCAACACTAACGCTTGGTTATTATAATTTCAGTATTCCTGTGCAAACAAACGCACAGCTTTGGTGTGCTGTAAAAGCATATATGGAAGCTTGGCTTCTTTTAGATCCTGACGCTAGAGGAAGAGGTTGGATGGTGCCTACTGCTTATTGGTATGGACCAGCTAACTTCCAAGTTGGTACACAACTTTACAGTTATAATAGCTCTCTAGGTTTTTACAAAAAGAATCACGATTCTGCTGGCAACCCAGGCTCGTATGGTAGAAAAGAAGTTTATAGATTAGGAACTTATTGGAGCGGATCTTTAATGCCTATAGGGCTGCCTTTTACAAGCAACACAACCATAGGCAACGAATGGTTTATAGTTACCACTAACAATCTTGGTATTATAACTGCAATTGAACAATACAATTTAATTAATACTAGCTGCTAATAAATAAAAAAATTATGCCAGAAACATTTAACAATTATAATTTTTCATCAGTAACATATACTGCTATAGAAAACGGTAATATTGCAGCAGAGATAGGTGTAGCGACTCTTACTATAATGCCCAACAGCGGATACACCGTAACGGCTGCGGATTTTTCATTAGATCCGGGTTTTTCTAATCAGTATGTTAGCGCTGTAACTTTTGCTCAAAGTGGTCTTAATGTTATATGCTCTATCGTTTTTCTACCAGGGGCAACTATGCCTTCTGATAACGTCACAATACCTTTATGTATAATAGGTGAAGCGGAACCTGCATTAAAAACCATTCAAGGTACTTACACTTCTACAATTTCACCCAATATTACACCAGTTAGCCAAAGTAATGTTAATTACAGTAATTCAGGCACGCTTGGTCAAAACGAATTGTTATTTACAAAAACTTATACAGCAGCGTCAGGGCATTATTTAGTTAACCCCTCTTTAAATGTTACTAATGGTATTATGTCTAATTACAACATAGTTGAGACCCCTACGTATAATTCAAGCGGGGATTTAACGAGTATAAAATTTGATGTTTACTACACGTACCCTCAAGTAAATGCTTCAGGAGACACTATTAGTATAGTGGTTGCATCCAAAGCTTTGTTTGTTCCTGTTTTAGAAATAACATCTTACTCTATGCTGGAGACTAATATTCTACCTGCCGGAGAGCTTAGGCCTATTACTTTTTTCGGAACAGCTGGAGCTGTGTTTTCTGTGGTAGTTTCATCTACCCCAGGTGGATCATATACTTTAATTTCAAACCAAACATTAGGTCCAAGCGGTCTGTTTACTGCTAATATTATATTTCCACCAACAACAGCTGACGTTGTATACAGCATAACAATATCTGGTAATATAGCAAATCCTTTTGTTCAACCAAATCCAATAGTTTTAAATCAGTACGTGGGAGTACCTGTTATAACTTTAACGGCATCATCTAGCAATGGTATTACCGGCTTTGTAAATGCAACACAAAGTGGTAATGCTTTTTCTCAGCCAACCGGGGTAACCCTTAATTCGACATCCACATTAGCTGTTCCTAATTCAAACACTCTTACTTACGGTGGAGTTATAGATTTATCTAATATATTATATACAGGTTTTATTGGAGCAAATCCTGCGGTTGCCGCTAATGTTACAAATTCTTCTACAGTTACTTTAGTTGATGCTACCGGGGTGTTAGCGGGGGATAGAATTACATCGTCAAATATAGGGCTAGCGCCTTTTCAGCATGCAATCACCAATGTTTCCGGTAATGTGCTAACTGTAACCCCAAACATTACCGCTACAGCAGGTAGTGGATTGGGAATATGGAGACAAAATGGTAATGTTATTTCAGATGCACAACTTTCTGTAACACAAACCAACGCTTATACTGTTCAAGCGACTTTTAATGCGACCGTAAACAACTTTGGAGACTCTGATGTTACTTTCACTTTAGATTTAGATTCTATATTTGATGTAGTAAGTAGTAGTCAAGTGTTTGGTCCGTTTGGTTTTGGCTACAACGCAAACAGTGGGCCATCAGCTTGTTGCTCTATGACTAGTGTGGCACGTTATTTAGACTCTAACTCTTTATCTACTGCAACTAAAATGTATACTGATGCGCAAGGTAATACATTAGCACCTGCTGGATACTATTCTTTTAATGGAGATTACAGGTATTTTAATGGTACTATTTTTACTTCAGCGCTAATGGCAGTGTGCCCATCTTGCTTTACTACGTTAACTTTATGTTACAGCTCTACGTCTGCTGCAAATTTATGTTGTAGCAATTCTACTACTGTAACTGTTTATGTAGCAGCTGGTCAGACATTTGAAAACAACACGGGTATGTATAGCAACTCGTCTTTAACGTCAGCAGCACCTAATGGATTCTACAGCAATAATACTTGTAACACACAAACACCATAAAAATGGCAAATAATACTTATAGACAACAAAATTCAGGGACCCTAGGGGTTTTAACTAATTGCCCTAGTTGCGGAACTAACGCTAACTACGCGGTACAATTGTGCTCAGGAGGGGGGACAATATATATTAACAGCTCCACTGGTTTTAGCGGGTCTCAAAGCGTACTTCTAACTAATGTTTATAGTATAAATGATGTTGTATGGATTACACCTAGCCAAGGGGGAGCGAGAGTTTGTGCTAAGATAACAGGTTTAAATCAAAACTTTGCTTCAACACAATTTTTTGATATAGCTTCAGGCCCTTGGTCCCAATGCACTCAATGTATAACTCCTTAATATAATACACTATGCCAAATATAACATTAGATTTTACTAACCCTTTACCAAACGGAATACAAGTTGGAGATATAGCTTGGTACCTTGATGTATCTGAGGACACAAACATTAAGATGGGTCCTATAGTATCTATGTCTTTAGATCCAATACAGATAGTGGTTTCTGTCGCAACTGGAGTTGTACCGCCAACCGCACAGGATTTTATATTCTATGCACCCGATCCTATTGCGGTTGTAAGTTCACTTAAGGGATATTTTGCTGAAGCGCAGTTTGTTAATAAATCTACTGAATACGCGGAGTGTTTCTCTGTGGGCGCAGAGGTATTTGAAAGTAGTAAATAATGCGTAATAATAAAACTATAAAAACTTAATATAATGGTAGGACAAATAGTAAGCGGATTAACTGGCGTAGCTAGTGGTATCATAGGTTCTAGAAAAAGAAAAAAAGAACAAAGGGCAGCCCAAAAAGAATTTAACCAAAGAAAAATGAATTTTGAGATGCAAGACACATCTAATGTGTATGAGAACATGCAAAATACAATGGAAGATCTTACGGTTAATCAAGAAGCTGCTCAATTTCAAGCAGAACAAGAGCAACAAGGGTTACAGAATATAATGAGTAACATGTCGGGTGCAGCCGGAGGATCTGGAATAGCAGGCATGGTGCAAGCTATGGCTAATCAACAAACAAAAAACTTAAGAACAGCTTCCGTTGATATTGGTAGACAAGAACAAGCAAACCAAATGGCTGAAAGACAGCAAGCTGGAAATTTAGCGCTTTATGAGCGTAAAGGAGAATTAATCTCTAGAGATGCAGAAAACGAAAAGAATTCCACATTATTAGGTATGTCCCAAGCTAGACTAGGGGCTGCTAACCAGGCAAGGCAAGATGCTACTAATGCAATTGTTGGTGGTGTGGGTAGTATAGCTGGAGGAGTATTAGGAGGCATGGCCTCAGGTGATATGCCTTTCGGTGGTGGTGCATTTAGCGACTTCCTCTCCGGATTGGACGGTAACAGAGAATAAAATAAAAAACATGGCAGATAAAAATTTAATACAAGGAGCGATTAATCTTGGCGAAAGCAAAAGAAGCACTTGGGGAGCCGCTATGCAAGAGAGTGCAGCTAAATCTTTTATGATTGAAACTCAAGCAAGAGCAGTAAAAAAAGCACAAAAAGCGGCAATAAACCAAAAAGTTGCTGGCTATATTGATAGCTTAAATTCTAATGTAGATCTTACTAGTCTTACAGAAGAACAACAAGCATCTGTTACAAATTATCTTCAAAAAGAAAAAATGGTTTATGCAGATGCGGCTAATCGTATAGCTAAGCTAGAGCCTAATAATCCTCAATACATGGAACTAAGAGATCAAATGAACGGTATTCAAATGTCGTTTGCAAACTTAGCATCATCATTAAATCAATACAAAGAAGACAAAAAAAGCTACTTAGAAGATTTTGATAAAGGAATAATATCTGATGGTAATGAATTAAACACATTAGGTGAAGCCTCTGATATATATACAGACAAAGGTTATGCAGGCGTTGGACCTGGGGGTAACTTAGTTTTTTGGGATAATGAAAATGAAGATTATAAATCTTACTCCGCAATGCAAAAACCTTTCTTAAAAGATTTTACTGCTGCGGATCAGATAATGCAAATGAATGAACAAGTTTATAATGCTGGTACTGCTTTGTCTGGTACAAGAGAAAACATGATTCGCCAAAAGCTTAATACTAGTATTTCAAAAGGAGGGAGACAATCGTTATTGTCTTTAGCCTCTGATGACTTTATATTAGAAGGAGGTTTAGGATTACAGGATCCCGCTTTGTTTGAAGTAGGAAACGAAAGTGCTTTAAAAGCGGCTGTATTAGATGGGTATATGGATATACTAAAATCTTCCGCTAAGCAAGGAGCTGCAGATAAACGTCCAGCTAGATCAGGCAGAGGGCGTGGTGGATTTTCTGGTGCTTTAAACGATGAAATAAATTTATCAGGGAACATACAAGATGACGCTATGACTTTTTCGCAGCTTAGTAAGCCAGCAGGAGATGGCGAGTATGAAACCAAGGCTCAATCCATAGTACAAGCTTTAAATGGTATTGATCCAACTTCAAAGTCCGCGTCTTATATATCAAGAGGAGATTTTTACAATGACTACCTAGAGGCTATGGATAAAAGCGACGACGAAGAATCAAGAAAAGACTTTACCAGCGAATATGGTAAGTCTCAAATTTTTAAGTTAGCTCCTAATAGAGGTGACTCTTATGGGATAAATGTTAATACAAATGACCCTAAGGCATTATATAAACTATATATACAAAACGCAGGGCTAAGTAACAAAGCACAAAATTACTACATTGGGCAATACAATGATGGTTCTACACAAGGCGAATCAGGTGGTGGAAGTATGTCTAAATACAATAAATAAAATATAATATGAACGAAGAAGCATTAAATGACTCGTTTAACCTGTTTGCTAAAAATGGTTATAATGGCACAATAGAGGATTACCAAGAATTAATTAGAACTGAAAAAGATGCTCTAAATGATTCTTACAATTTATTTAAAGGGAATGGTTATAGCGGTAGTGCGGACGACTTTTCATCTTTAATAGGCATGGGGCCAGCAAAGACAAACGACTCTGCAAGTGCGGATCCAGCTGTGGAGTCAAATCAAAACGATACGGATTCACAATCGGAAGAAGATTCTTCGGAATCGTACTTTGATATAGGCTTAGGCTTAGTAGGTTCTTTATGGGAAGGGGCTAAAGAAGGTTGGACAAGAGCGGATGCTTTACCTAATGCTTTAGCTGTTTATAATGAGGGTGCAGATATGTCTAAAGAAGACTATGCTGAGCTAGCTAAGAACACTAGGGATCAAGAAACTGTTGCTCCTGACAAAGATTATTTAAAATTTAAAGCAAATTTTGATCAAATTGCTGAAAAAGAAGGATATTGGTATGCTTTTGCAAAAGCTGCAGCTACTCCAGAAGGTGTAAAACAATTAGCTAAAGCTCAAGCATCTTCTACTGTTTTGCAATTTAGAACTGTATTGCCTGAATTTTTAGGAGGCATTGATCTAGACGCTGAAGACACTGCTGTTATGGCAGGAACAACCGCGGCGGGATCTGGGGTTGGTTATGGTATAAACAAACTAGGAGATAAATTACTTAGAAGCGGCAAAGGGGGTTGGAAAGGAAAAGCTTTAGGATTAGGACTTAAGGCTATTGGCGCAGGTACCGGTGGTTTTGCGGGGTTAATGGGCGGAACGTCTAGAACAATGGAAAAAGGTTTTACTACTGTAGAGCTTTTAAATGAAGCCGCTGAAGATATGTATGGCGACAAATTTAAGAACGGCACTGACGCGGAAAGAATAAAAATATATCAAGACATTGTAAATAATGAGGAAGTGTTTGGGGAAATCCAAAGTAGATCTATAGCTAGAGGTAATACTATTGGTTTTGTAGATGGTGTGACCGGATTAGTAACAATGGGTTCAGGGAAAACTGCTTTTAATTTAATTTCAGGAACTAGATTATCTAAATTATCAGGCTTGGGTGGGATAGTTACTGCCGGAGCTGTTGAAACTGCAGGTGGAGGTATTAGCGAGCTAAAAGGACAGCAGGCAGCTGGGCAGGAAATTGATCCTTTTGAAATAGGTATGGAAATGATGGGCGATAAAGTCTTTACATTTACTCAATTACCAGGCGCGCTTAAAAATCCATCTTATGCTATTAATGGAGAAAAGATGAACGGCAGTAAATTTGCTGAGACTCTTAAAATAATGAACGATGACGCTTACGTAAATGCTAAAATTGATATAAAAAATTCTCCTTTAGCAAACGAAGTAGTAAACAATAGAAGACAAAACATAGCAACCGATCTAAAAGTAGACAGCAGAATAAATGGCGTTGCAGACAGAGCTGAAGCTATAAGGTTAACAAGAGAACTAAATTCCCTTGAAACCAACAAAACAGGTAACGCAATAAAGATAACACAAACCAAAATAAAGCTTCAAGCAATTTCAGATTTATACAAAGACGCAACTGTTGATGCCAGTATTGAGCAAAGAAAGCAAGCCGTAGCTGATGCTGTAGAAAGTGAGTTTGAAGCTAGCTTTAATAAAAACACCAGAGCTGGATATGAAGCAATAGGTGTTGATGTAGACATCGCGGAAACAGATAATGAATTTTTTCAAAAAATATCTGAGGCTACTAACATGTCTTTAAATGAAGCCGCAATTGAAGCACAAAACTCTAATGGAGTGTTTGCTGGTGGTGGTAAGGTTTTTGTAAATAAAGCAAAAGCTAAAAGAAGTATAGACATAGCCACTGGGAACAAAGGTCAAGTTACTATAGCGAGTCACGAGGTGTTGCACCCTATATTTAATGCGCTTATCGGTGGAGTTACAGCGCAAGGGGCATTTGTAAAGGATTTTAAATCCAAAATGACTAGCAAGCAAAAAGCTTATGTAAACAGGCAATTGAAATTAAGAAATTATTCTAAAGCTGAAACAGCCACAGAGCTAATGAACGTTTTTTCAGACGGTATAATTAGCGGTGAAATAAATTACGATTTAACGACTTTTGATAAATTTAAAGGAGCTATAGCAAATGTATTTTCTAAATCTGATTTAGGTAATATATCTTTTGACAACGGCCAAGACGTTTATAATTTCCTTAAGGAATACAATACTAGTATTAAGTCTGGCAAGTTAAGCGACGCAGCGATACAAGCAGTAAAGACTGCTGAAAAAAACAAAGGAGTTAAAGTGTCTGAAGCTAAAGCTGTGGGAGGCAATCAGTTTTCTAAAACTGTAGAACAAGCAGAAATTGATTTAGAGAACGCACAAAATGCAGACCCTAATGATCCTAGATATTTTGATAACTTAGATGCAGCGGAAGCCGCATTAGATGCAGCAGAAGAGGTTGCTTTAAATCCACAAGCACCTATTAAGGCTCAACCAAAACCAAAGCCAAAAGTTAAAAAAGAAAGGCCAGCTAAACCAACAAGGACCACAGATCTAGGACCTAGAGATCCGTTATCTCAAAAAATAATGGACGCCTATAATGTAGGCATGTACGGTATTGAAAGGCCAGAATATAAGGCTAGTAAACCTTTACCTGCTCCAGTAGAGCGCAAGTTGGTACCTATGTTTGAAGGTTATATAAATACTATTGTTCAACAAAAGTTTAAACAATTTGCAACTGAAGCTTTAGAGTTTCAAGATGCTTTATCTATATTAAGAGCTGAAGTAGTTAGCGCTATTCGTACATACAATCCCGCTAAAAACAAAGATCTAGCTGGGTATGTAAAAAAGATAATACAGACTAGGCAGTCTTTAATGTTTAAAGAAGCTAACACTGAGTTTACATCGAATTTAGATGACGCTAAAGGTGTTGCATCTACACAAGACACGCAATCTATAGATAGAAGTGGCAACGTAGAAAGAGGACAAGCCACATTTGATGAATTAGATATCGTTGACGATGCACTAATCGAAGATATTAAAACAGATCTTGAAAAGGAAATAAGAGTAAGAACTCAAAAAGGCACGTTATCTGAAATGATTAGTGTTAAGAAAGGTAGAGAAGTTTATATGGTTACATGGTTGGAAAATTATGTAAATAAACAACTGTTTAAAAAGTTATCTAAAAAGCTAGGTGCTATTACCGGAGTATACCCTAATGCGGTCATTCCTGGTGCTTATATAGACTTTCTAAACGATCCAAAAACTTTTGATATAATAACTAAAGCTTTGCCAATTAAAAGCATTAAAAAGAGCTATGGTAAGCTATTTCCGATTGAACGAGTTGGTAGAGAATTAACCGCGGAAGGTAATCCTGTATTTAGAATTAAAGCAATTGATAAAAAGACTTTTTTAACTTATTTTGTTAAAGGTAAAAAGTCCGCTGTATTAGAAAGGCAAAAGCAATTATTTAGAGAAATACTTACGCCTTTAGCTAAACAGGTTGTAGCTGATTTTGCTACACCAGAAAATATCACATCGCTTGAAGATATTAAAAGCTTAGCTCCGGAAACTGCTTTAGACGTAACCCAAGAGATTGTTGTTAAAGCTCAGCTAGAAAATTTAGAATCTAAATTAGACCGCTATAAAGGAGAGCAAGCAGGCTTTGACATAATACAATTTTCAAAAGAAGCTCCTTTAATAAAGTACGACAGAACACAGGTAACATCTACTAAAGTAAAGAATGCTTTAAATCTTGATCCTCATTCAGAAGAATTTTTATCTAAGAATGAATCCCTACAGCACGCTACTAACTGGGTAAGAGAAACTTTAAAATTAAAAGGAACAACTTTAGGTGGTATAATATATGAGATGCTATCCATGGAAAGAATCTCCTCTAGTGCTAAAACATTAGGTATTGATTTAAAAGTAAAAACATTAAGGGGCGAGCAAGCGGGATTTGATAGTAATAGGCCAGATATAGAGCTTACTGTTAAAAATGAAAATGTTCCTGTTGAGCTTAAGCAATCTGTTTACGCTAGATTTGGCCAAACAACTTTAGGTATAGAATTTACAGAAGATGGCACTAAGTTTATAGTAAGAAGCAAGCGTAAAAATGCAGATGGCTCTAAAAAGTCAATGACATTTGAAGATATACCTACTGGTAAAAAGCTTAAGGGAGCAATGGAAAAGTCAGAAATCCATTTAAAAGCTATACTTAAACAAATAAATAAAATAGAAAAAACAGAATTTAATTCATTTCCATTAGGTAAGTCAATAAAAATATCAACTGTTAAAAAGATTAAAAAGTCAAAAGCATATAGAGCTTTAGCTAAGATAAGTACAGATGCAGATGGCCAAACTGTTAGCGATCACTATAATGCGAAAGATACTCATTTATTACAAATGGGTGCAAAAGGTTTGTTTTTATTGGGGGACGACGTATATAACTTAAATGGTAGCCTAGGTAATACACAGGATCTAGTGCCTAATATAGGTTCTTTAGAATTTAAAGGTGTAATGCGTTTAAAGTTTAATTATAACAGAAAAGCGGGAACTTCTAACTTAAGCTTAATATCGGAGCCGCAAATTAAAGATAAAAAATCTGTTGCATCATCTCCTATTAATTTAGATTCAAGAAGAGGCGTTGCTGCTTTTCACAATCGTTTTAAACAAATTCAAAAATCTAAAACGCCTGATCAAAATTTAAACAAAGCAAGAGCGGAGGTTAACTTACCTGAACATCCTATTAAAGGGATTAGTGTATGGGATTTTGACGATACTTTAGCTACAACTAAAAGCAATGTATTATACACAATGCCAGACGGAACTAAAGGTAAAATAAATGCTACCGAATTTGCTCTTAACAGCGATAAGCTAGCAGATGCTGGTGCTGTATTTGATTTCAGCGAGTTTGAAAAGGTTATGAAAGGCAAAAAAGGGCCTATGTTTGAAAAGGCGGTTGCGCGTAATAAAAAATTCGGTAACAGCAATGTATACATCTTAACTGCTCGGCCAGCTAATTCGAAATATGCTATACACGAGTTTTTAAAAGGTATTGGCTTAAATATTAAATTAAACAATATAATTGGATTAGGTGATGGCACTGCTATGGCTAAAGCTCAATGGGTTATTAGTAAAGTAGCAGAAGGTTACAATGATTTTTACTTTGCAGATGATGCTTATAAAAATGTAAAAGCAGTTCAATCAGTTTTACAAGAGGCAGATGTAAAGTCAAAAGTTCATCAAGCTAAGATGCAATTTTCTAGAGATTTAAACAGTGACTTTAATAAAATAATACAAGACGCTACAGGTATAAAAGCAGGATCTACAGTGCTTGAAGCTAAAGCTAGAATAACAGGTGAAAAGAAAGGTAGATTTGATTTCTTTATACCACCGTCTGCTGAAGACTTTCAGGGCTTAATGTATAAATTAGCAGGTAAAGGAAAACGCGGAGAGATTCAACAAGCTTGGTTTAAAAAAGCTTTGTTCGATCCGTTTGCTAAAGGTATACGGGATTTTGAAAGCTACAAGCAGAATGTTACGGGCATTGTAAATAATTTAAAGAAAAGTTTAAAAGATGTTCCTGCTGGTTTAAAGAAAGTTAATAGCACTGGTTATACAAACGAAGTCGCAGCAAGAGTTATACTTTGGAGAAAAAATGGGCACACTGTACCTGGCTTAGACAAAAACGAAACTAGGGATTTAATAAAGATAGTTCAAAATGATCCAGACCTTTTGGCTTTTGTAAAACAAATGGATAAAGCATTAGGCGGTTATCCTCCTCCTCAAAATGATTGGTTAGCAGGCACTATTACCACAGATGCTATAAACATGATCAACACCACCAAGCGTGAAGAGTTTTTACAAGAATGGAAAGCTAATGTTGATTTAATATTTTCTGAAGAAAACGTAAATAAACTAGAAGCTGGGTTTGGTAAAAACTACAAGGAAGCTTTGCAAGATATGTTATACCGCATGGAAACAGGTAGAAACAGACCTTCTGGTAAAAATAAACAAACAAATCAGTTTATGAATTGGGTTAACGACTCAGTTGGAACTATAATGTTTTTTAATACTAGATCAGCTTTATTACAGCTTTTATCTACGGTTAACTTCGTTAATTGGGGTGACAATAATCCAGTGATGGCTGCTAAAGCATTCGCTAATCAAGATCAATTCTGGAAAGATTTTGCAATGCTTTTTAATTCTGACTTTCTAAAACAAAGAAGATCAGGTTTAAAGAATGACGTTAATGCGGACGATATTGCAAACGCCGCGGCTACTGCTACTAACAAAACAAGAGCTGCCTTGTCTTCTTTACTTAAAGCGGGATTTTTACCAACGCAAATGGCAGATAGTTTTGCTATTGCAATGGGTGGCGCATCGTTTATAAGAAATAGAATTGACACCTATGTTAAAGAAGGTTTATCTAAGAAAGCGGCAGAGGAAAGAGCATTTTTAGATTTTCAAGAGATAGCAGAAGAAACACAACAATCATCTAGACCAGATAGAGTCTCTCAACAGCAAGCGAGTCCGTTAGGGCGTATTATATTAGCGTTTGCTAATACACCTATGCAATACATGCGACTTACCAAAAAGGCTGTACTTGATCTTAAGAACGGTAGGGGTGACGCGAAGACTAATATAACTAAAATACTTTATTACACTTTTGTTCAAAACGTTATATTCTCAGGATTACAGTCAGCATTATTTGCAGCAGCATTTGAAGATGAAGATGAAGAGACTATTGAGAATAAAGAATTAAGAACAGTAAACTCTATGGCAGACTCTGTGTTAAGAGGTACAGGTGTTTACGGGGCTATTGTCTCTACTCTTAAAAATATACTTTTAGAGATAAACAAACAAAGCAATAAAGATAGACCTGATTATACACAGGCTTCTTTAAAGATGCTTAGTATATCTCCACCGATCGATTCTAAAATACGTAAAGCTTTATCAATAGGTAGAGCATTTAGTTATAAGAGTGTTAGAGAAAAAATGGGTACTGGTAAACTAGATGATCCTGCTTTATATGCTTTTGGACAAGGGGTATCTGCATTGTTAAATATACCTTTAGACAGAGCTATTAGGAAAGCAGACAATGTAAGAGTTGCTTTAGATGGCGATACAAAGTATTGGCAAAAAGTTGCGCTATTATTAGGGTGGAGCCAATGGGATCTAGGATTAATTGAAAAGTCTTCAAGTAAGAAAAACAAATTTGGTAAAACTTCTAAATGGAAAAAAAGTAGTTCAAATAAAAAATGGAAAAAATAAATTTATGAAACCTATAACAGCAGTAGTAAAACAAAAAGGAGGGGCAAGAACCTATCCATCTAACCAAGAGGTAACCTTAAATGCGGACGGCGGTGGTGGACCTATATTATATTCCCCTGCTAAAAAAGGCAAAGATGCTTGCTATAGTAAAGTTAAAAGCCGTTATAAAAAATGGCCATCAGCTTATGCTAGCGGAGCTTTAGTTAAATGTAGAAAAGTTGGTGCTGCTAATTGGGGAAATAAATCTAAATAGTATGGGATTTAAAATGAATTCACCGTTTAAAAACTTAAACCGCTGGTTTAAAGAAGAATGGCAAACCCCTAGCGGCGATACAGATTATAGTGAGGGTGAAAATTTATTTAGGCCAACAAGAAAAATTAGTAGTAAAACACCGAAAACATGGAATCAAGTATCTGATTCCTCAAGAAGAAAAGCACAAAAAGAAAAAGACACTGAAGGAAGAGTCGGAAAATTCTAACAAAACAAATAATGACAATAGACGACATTAAATTATACGCAGCAAACGCGACAGTGCTTGGGGGAACAACCTTTATGCAGTTTGAAGACGTTTTAAAAATTATCCTATTACTTGTGACTATAGGTTACACTATATCAAAGTGGATTGGAGTTAAACGAAACAAAGACAAATGCGAAAAATAGGGAAGATAATAGTACACTGTTCTGCTACGCAGGAAGGTAGAGACTTAGATGCCGCTGAAATAAATCGGTGGCATTTAAAGAGAGGATTCAATGGCATAGGATATCACTACGTTATATTGCTAGACGGTACTATAGAGTATGGTCGCAGTGTATATAAGCAAGGAGCTCATGTTAAAGGTGAGAATAAAGGTTCTATAGGAATTTGTTATATTGGAGGGGTTGAATCAGAACGTGGATCTAATGGCAAATGGATTGCTAAGGATACTAGAACATCAGAACAAAAAGAAAGTCTCTTATTATTGCTTAAAACACTAAAGAAGATGCATCCTGAAGCTACCATACATGGCCATCGTGAATTCGCCGCGAAAAGTTGCCCGTGCTTTGATGCAAAAGAAGAATATTGTAATATATAAAAAAAAAGGAGGCTAACTACAACCTCCCTTTTTCCAACTAACTAACTAACTAACTAACTAACTAATACATATAAATTATTGAATTTTTTATACACATTAGTTTTTATATGTATAGAAAAGTCATAACTTCTATCCTTTAGCCATCACACGCAAGGCAATCTTCACTCATTGCTTGCTGTGCAATATCTCCACGTAAGACAGACTCTGTCCTCGTATAATATAATGTTTTAACACCTTTTTTCCAGGCTTCAAAGTGAACTTTGTTTAACCATTTTGGCGTTGCTACGCTAGGAAAAGCTAAGTTTAAACTAACTGACTGATCTACATATTGCTGTCTCAGTCCAGCTTGATTAACTAATTCTAGTTGATTAATCTCCTTAAACGTTTTAAATACCTCCTTTGCGGGTGTTTCGTGTGCCAGCATAACATCATCAAGCTCAGTAATATTTTGCACACTACCACCATCAGCCAAGATTTTTCCCCAGATTTCCTCATTGTTTAACTTATGTTTTCTTAATAGTTTAACTAACGTCGGGTTCTTCCTAATGAAAGTCCCCTTTGCACTCTGCTCTGTAAAAACATTCGCAGCCCACGGTTCAATACCTGGAGAAACATTACCACTAAGCTTACTATTACTAACAGTGGGAGCAACAGCACGCAGGTGAGTATTGCGCATACCAGTACCAGTACACCATAAAGGCTCTCCATAAGTTTCAGCAAGCGCCATGGAAGCTCTTTCGCTTTCAATTTTGATCTGACTAAAAATTTTCCTAGTTTCAAACTGAGCGAGTAAACCTTCGAACGAGATACCTTTTTCTTGTAAGTATGTGTGCCAGCCCAAAACTCCCAAGCCAAGCGCTCTTCCTTTCGTAGCTGATCGTATTGCATTCTCGAAACCTCGTAAGCCTTTAGCTCGTTGTATAAACTCTTCCATAACTCCATCAAGGAACCATATACTGTCATAAATAAGGTTTGTACCTTTCCACTCTTCATATTTAGCTAAGTTTAATGATGATAAACAACAAACAAAACTGTGATTCTCATCTGTGTGTAATGTAATCTCTGAACATATGTTTGTCATGTGTACTTTGAGACCGTTATCTTTGTAGGCTTTAGGGTTATTTTTATTTGTGTTCCCTTTAAATAAGATATAAGGTTCTCCAGTAGCTTTACGTTTTTGAAGAAGTTTTCCCCAACGTTTTCTTGCTTGTTTATCTCCCGCTTCAAGTCTTCGCATGAATTTATCGCCAACAACAGCGCATTGATGCAAGTTGAGCGATTGACGGTTGACGTCTCCTTTGGGTTCACGTATTTCAAGCCACTCTTCGAAATCGGTATGATCAATATTGATATTAACCGATGCTGCTCCTCGTCTGACAGATCCTTGATTAGTGGCAAGTATTGTCGAGTCGTATATTTTACAAAAAGGCACAACGCCATCACTTGTTCCATTTCCTGTTATTTTAGCGCCAGCGGGTCTTATTTGATTTATACCGACACCAACTCCACCGCCGTGCTTAGCGAGTAGCATCATCTCTAAGTTCTTTTGCCCTATGTCCTGTATACTATCAGCAACATCAATCCCAAAGCAGCTAATAGGCAAACCCCTATCAGTACCTGTGTTAGATAATACTGGCGAAGCGAGGCAAAGCCAACCATTCCAGATGTACTGGAAGAACGTTTCAGCCATTTCCGGTTTATATAACCTACGAGCAACTGTTTTAGAGACTCTCTGGTATGCTTCTTTAGGTGTTTCTCCGTCGAATAAATATCCCCCGGATATAGTCTTCTTGTATACGTCGTTATTACCCCACGCAGGGTAATCTTCTCCTTTTTTCCAGTTTTCATTCCACATATTTTTTACTTTTTTTCTTAATATAATTTCTCATTCCATTCCAATTAAGATCTTTATATATCTCTTCTTCCGTTATATCTATCTTACCAAACATCTTCGAAGTCTTCATTTTCTCCAGCCTTCGAATAATCTGTCGGACGAATAGCGAAAAAATCAGTATGGGTAACGCCCCCGGTAAGATGATAAAACCAATCGAGATTGCCAGCCGCATTTTTGTCATACGCGAAGTACGATCCGAGGTCGATGTATCCCAGTTCCACAAGTTTTTCATTTGATCTCTTTTTTATAAAGTGTTTTAAATCTATAGCAGCTATACCGTCTATATCTCCCATTTCAAACATTTTGTCTATATAAGCAGACTCTAGCTTTACCATGGTTTCTGCAGATTTTATTATATCTTCTCGACATAAGTTTAAAAGCTGCCCGTTTTCACTACACATATCACGGAATAATTTACAACCCATTTTACTATGTAATGATTCGTCTCTTACAGACCATTTCATTTGTTGCCCGATACCCTTGAGTAAATTTCGAAGCTGAAAACTATACAGCACTGCAAAAGCACTATACAAGCTAACTCCCTCAGCGAAGGCTGAAAATACAGCCAAGCTTTTCGCAATACCAACAGGATCATTACCGTCGTAAGCAACCAAATTATCAAATCTAGCAGACGTCGCTGGTTCGTGTAAGAATGCTTCATAGTCTTCTAATTTTAATGTCTCATTTAAGTAACTGTAAGCTACTGCATGGACTGTTTCCTGTGAGCCAAACATCATGGCCATTTGTTTTATTTCGTGTTTAGGAAACCACGATACGATCTTCTGGGTCCAATAGTCTGAAATAGCGCATTCGGTCTGCGCGAATCCAAGAAGTATGTTCCCAACAAGGTTTTTTTCTTTTTCTGTAAGTCTTTCATTCCAATCTTTTATATCGCTCTGCATTGAGATCTCAGTGTGTAACCAAAATGCTTGAGCTTGTTTTAACCAACCCTCGTTGTAATATTCAGGATATTCAAATGGTTTGTACGCAATGCGCTCATCGAATAGTCCCATTAATTATCAATTTCTAATGCTAAATCAATTAAAGGCATGTATAGCACATGAGTTGAAAAATCCTTCTCATGATAGCTTCTCATTCCAAATAATATTCCTGGGTAGAAGCCTACTGTTAAACTCCACCCTCTTTCATTCTTAATTTCTTCCATAAACTTTTATATTATATCTGTCCATTATTTCTATTAATTCTTTGTACTTCACTTTACCTCTTACGTCCCAACTCCACTTAACAAACTTATCGATCTGACGCTCGGCATACTTTTGTCTAGCTATCCTTTTTGCTTCGAAAGGATTATGCTTACGGTCTCGTCGCATTCTTTTTGATTTTGTGGTTTATATAACGTAATCCCTGGGAATTGCCTAACAATTAATTGTTTAAACAGTTTCCATCTCATAGGAAAACTCTCGTTGGCTCTACCTTTAGTTTCTATAATAAAGTCTTCGCCAATAAAATCAGGTGTATATTTAATAGGTAAAATACGCTTACAACCTCTGTTCTTATAATCACCCTTGCCATTAGATTGTCTTTCGTATACTTCATTTTCAAAATGGAAACCAGGCAATAGAACAAATGTTTCCCCTTCGTACTTTGCTTTAATCTTATTTTTTCTTAAAGCCATATACATATACTTCTCCAGCCCTGAGGCAAAGTCGATACCATCATATGATACCTTCTTTGCTCTTACTGGTCCGCGTTTTTTACTTTTTCTTTTATATAATTTCTTCATCTTGTAAATTTTCCGTGTAGACTTCTTTGGCTTTTTGCAAATACAAAACAGCATCCATAAGCTCTTCTTGTAAATGATTAAGCCATTGAAACATTTCAGATGGATCTTTATCTAATGTAACGCCATACTTAGCAAAGCCTACATCTGATCTTGAAACAAATTTATTTACTACACGTTTAACAACTGGATCTCTAAACTCTATTTCTTGTTTTGTCATTATAGCGTGGATTTTACATAGTCCTTAATTAATTCACTTGCGGATTTTTCTTTTACAAATGTTCCGTTAATCATTTTACCTTTACGGTTAGCTATTTCGTTGTAAGCCGCATCAATACAGTTTTCAATTTGCATACCTTCAAGTGCCGCTAAGTTTGTAAGAACTACAACCATATCACCGATAGCATCTTTAACTTCATATGCATCTTTCTTAAGTAATGCTTGAGCTAGCTCGCCAGCTTCTTCCATAAGCTTAACATATTGTGTATGTGAATTACCTCTATCATAGATACCTCTTTCTTGAGCCCATTGTCTTATAAGATCAAATCTTTCGCAGTCTTTATCTTCTGTAACACAGCTTGAGGGAGATAAGTTGATACTCTCTACAAAAGCTTTATTGTATATATAACTTCTGTTTTCGTTAAACATAGATGTTCTGGCGTTAGCCATTATCCAAGGAATGTTATCTTTAGTTATTGTAAATGTACCGTGTGAGGTTTCCCAGCTTAAGTTTAAATTGTCCATTAGTTGGCCTTTCAGCTTATTTAATGGACACGGGAATGTTGACGTCTGCTCTGTAGCGTTTATGTTCATTGTATTTTTTTTATTGATTAAATTTTTATAAGATTGCCGGTCGACTTTATAGCCGTAAGACTTTTGAAGTTCTATCTCTAAGTTTGATATAATGTTTATATCATCACTTGTAAATAAAACCTCGTATTCATCTGGTGCATAACCTTGTTGCTCCGTAACTCTTTTATTAAGATCACGTGTAACTCCGATTTTTTTACCAGGAATGTGATAAAGTTTATACATATTTATTTTTATTTACCAACACTCAACTCTGCTTTGATCGCAGGATAAGGATTGTAGTTAATTAATTTAATTTCAAAGCTATCAGGTATATTCAAACCGCCTAGTACATTATGACTGAGGCCTCTATCTAAATGTAGAAATGGCAAAGCCCGTTTAGATCTTCTTCTATACTCTTTTGCTTGTTCTAAATGATTGTTATATAAATGACAGTCACCAAGTTGACCAATAAGTTGACCAGCTTCAAGTCCAGCACCCTTAGCCAACATCTCTAATAATAAACCGTACATTGTAATATCGTAAGGTAAACCTAAGAACACATCAGCGGATCTTTGTTGCCACATTAAATTCATAACACCGTTGTTAATATAAACTTGAAAAGCATAATGACACGGAGGGAGCACCATATCTTTCATCTCATGTGGAGCCCATGCGCTAATCATAAGACGTCTAGAGTCTGGATTAGTATCAATGCTATACACAAGATTATAGAGCTGATCTACGCCGTTAAAATTACGCCACTGTTTTCCGTATACAGGACCTAATGTTTCATCTGTTCTACCTGAGCGTTTGTAATCTGGTCGCCAGTACTTAACACCGTTATCTTCTAAATACTTAAGATCAGTTCTACCTTGTAATATCCACAGCAGCTCTGTTCTTGCTGCATTAAAACTTATTTTCTTTCCTGTAAGTATAGGGAAGCCCAATGACATATCGTGTCTAATCGTTCTTCCGAAGACAGACTTCGTCCCAGTCCCTGTTCGATCTTCCTTATCCAATCCTCTGTCGAGTATTTCTGATAATAATTCTTTGTATTCATTTTCTATGTTTGTCATAATAGTATTTACACATTTTATAATATTCTGGCCATATCGTTTTTCTACAATACTGACTAGGTGATAAATGAGGCTTTTCCCATTTTACATACGGCCCAAGATTTATAGCTATATGCCACTTATCATAATTGTTTTGTATACCCCACGGCGATATCCTTATATTATTATTCACACAGTATTTATACCACTTAAACTCTTCTTCTGAATAATTATAAAGCGGCATAGGCTTTGTGCGTTTTCCATATATACTAGGCATCTATTCCCATGGCATTTTTTCACCAGCTAAATTAACTTGCTCGTGTGGTATAAAACATCCTGACTTTGGTTCCCATTTAAAATGAGCTTCTGCGCCATTCTCTCCTAGGTTTTGAAACTTAATTTTTAACACCTTAGCTTTAACAGTTTTCTGTTCGTAATCTCTATGAACTAATATACCGTGATAAGACGCGTCATACCATTCTCCTCCACCTTTAATGTTATACATCGTAGGTTCATCGATCTTTCCTGTTGATTGATTCTTGTACATTTTAGTAGGGTGAGCAACAATAAATACTAACACATCATACTTTTTAGCAAACATTTCTATTTTACTTAAGTATTCCATGGTATACCTGTTAACATCCTCTGTCTTACAATCAATGTCTCTAACCTTATTAAAAGGATCTATAACTAAACATTTAATACCTTTACGTTTAACTAACTCAGCACCTTTACGTAACACGGATTCTAAAGTATACCGTTCCATGTCTATGTGAAAGTAGTTGCTATTGCAATGGTCCGCTATTTGATTCCAACGTTCCCCTCCAATATCATCTCTAGTTGGCATACCTTGCCAAGTCTTACGCATTAACTTATGAGCGTGTAGATATGTTGGTACGTTTTCCGGAGATGCGAAAGCTGTCTTCCAACCATAGTTAGCATTATATCCGACAACCATCTGATCCACGAAATCCGACTTACCCGAAGACGGTATCCCAGTGACAGTAATAAACTGACCAGTGTACGTCGAAAATATATTATCAAAGTTTTCCAAACCAATTTGAAAGCCAGGTTTAAAACCATTACGAACAAAGTCCGTGACTTCATCTTCGATATCCCTGAACGTTGTAACATTCTCCAGTGGTACTGGTTTTGATCTTGAAATACGCTCTGATAACTTTTCTTTTCCATATTTTAATAAATATTCATTAGCATCTTTACAATCATCAAATGTAGCCAAATAGCATACTTCAGATCCTAATCTACGTATAAGCTCAGATTGAAGAGCTTGTCCTGCTTCATCATTGTCTACAGCTAGTATGATCTTTTCTTTGTCTTCAAAATAATCTATACAAGCATCTAAGTATTCAAGGTTGTTTGTATTTAATGTAGCTCCGTTAGGAACAGATATAGCGTTAGGTATTCCTGCTTCATGCAATGCCAACACATCCATTTCTCCTTCAACTATTACGCAATACTCATAACCTATTATACTGTTTATATTATAAAACACTTTCTCAGCACCTTTATATAATTTAAAGTTCTTTCTTCCATCACGATACTTAACATTGATAAGTTGATCGCCCATGAAATAATTAAACTTTATAACGTTCTCGGTTTTACCGGTCTGAGGCATATACTCAGGCCCCTCTCCAATCCTAAGATCTTTGAGGGTTTGCTGAGATATTCCTCTAGTTTGAAACCAGTCTTCAACTTTTGTACTTACCGCATGTATAGCATCGGGAGCATTAGGCCTAACATAAACCTTTTCACTTGCGCCTTTGCGTTGATAAGAATGAAGTTGAAATGACGAATTACAATTGTGACAAGTACCGAGACCACGTTCCCAATCATAAGACGCACATTTTGCCTTTTGATTCTTGGGTTTTCTATCGTGAGAACAAATAGGGCATATACCCTGCTTCTTACCCTCTTCAAGTTTATGTTGATTGAACTCGTCAATCAAAAATCCATTGATCTCTGTTGTCTGCATTAATTTAATTTAATTTAAAATGGTAAATCGTCGTCTACTGTTTGAGGAGCTGCTGCTTGTGGTTGATCTTGTCTAGGTGCCGCAGCAACGTTTTCACCGTTAGTCCAAACTACTTGAACATTTCCTAAGTAAGTTTTAGGAGCCTTGGCTTCCCTCTCTTCTTTAGTCATTGCTACTACTATTGGACCTTGATTTCCAAATTGATCAACCTCATCATTTACTGTAATTGTAATGGGTAAATACTTACCCTTCTTTCCAATAATGATTTTGTCTTTAGGTATCTCGTTTAAGTTGATACTTGCTTTAATAATACTTGCCATTCTTAATATGTATTTACTTGATTAAACATTCTTTGCAACTGTTGTTTTGTTGCGCCGCTATTCCGCCTTAAGTTATCTACGGCTTTTACATGGTTTTGATTCGTGTAAAAATTATTTACACTTGTTTCTACGCCTGTTACTGTACAAATTTTTGTTTGGTTTTTTCTGGTTCTCGCCATTGGTTTAATTGTTTATTATTAATATTCACATATATTATCAATAAGCTTTCGTATTACGTTTGCAATTACAATGTCTTATTAATAAAATAATTTGTTGGATCAAAGTCCGGGTTTTCGTAAAACAATTTATATTGCTCTACGGCTTGTTGTACTTTGCCTTGTCCATTTTCATAAAATGCGTCTGAACAATCAAAAATACCTATTTGATGCGTGTTTTTATCTATTGCAATAAAAACTAAATCGTAACCAAATAGTTTACGGTAAATGTATGCTTGGCTATCGTAATTATAGCGGAAAGCTGAGCTTCTAAATTTTGTTATATCTCCTGTTGTCTTGAGATCAATAATTAGTTTTTCATCGTGATTAACGATATCAGCTTTACCTTTCCACATCATTCCTTCTACTTCGCCTATGCCAGGTTGTTCGTAGTCTACATTTATTCCTGTTATCAGATCTTTACAAACGTCATTGTTTTGCATTTTATCGATCATCAATTCAAGCTTATCAACTTCATGTTGAAGTAAACACATTTCCCCACCTGACATCTCCTTATACACTTTTGTATTTCTAGTTGCGGTTCCTTCTATAATTCTATATTTTTTCAGTTTCTCTGGTTCTAATATAGCCGTATGAAAGTAACCACCAATTAAAAAATTAATGTTTGGCTTTTGTGGCAAACCTAGTGCTAAGGGATTTGTTAACAGTGTAGAAATATCAGAGTTGCTTCTAAACTGTCTACCGAACTCACCGTAGTAGTCAGCGTCGTTTTTAAGCTTCTCTAATATTTCTTTCGTGCTAAGTTTTTTCATTATTTATAACGTTATTAATTCCGCCTCTATCTCTTTAGATAAAGAATATTTAGCTTTTATAGCTGCAATTTTACCACCTGCTTTTATATAGTCTTTAGCTTTTTGATAAGCTGGATCTTTAGTTGAGGTTAAGGTGTTTTTGCTTTTAGCCGCGGTAGCTTTACCGTGTGCATTTGTGGCATCACTATCTGCTGTATCGTCAATTAAAAATAAATTACCGAGTGCATATTTTTTGCCATAACTAGAAGCGCTACCAAACTTTTGGGGCATTTGCATACCTTTTTGTTGAAGATCAATACCAACAATAGCTTTAGCGTGTATAGCAAAATCTGCATCGCCGTCACTTATTGTAGCTGTTGATTCCAATATAGGGAATGGCTCGCTAGCAATTAACTTTTCGTTAATCGTAACAGTTACTCCTAACTCTAATAGATAGGGTTTTGTTGCTTCTAGGATGTCTTCGGCTGATCTGAAGTTGTACTTGCCGAATGAATTAAATCTACTTTTCTTCGATTTAAACTTTGTCTGGATAGTTGCCAGCTTTTTATTTAAGGTCATATGGTTTGTGGTTTGTTATTAATATAATTACGTATTTTGCTTATAAGTTAAAGATAATCAATCACTTGATTGCTGTCGACATTAGCGATTAAATGGTCAATTGCTTCTTTTTTAATTTGAGAAACTATTACCGTAGCAGTAGGAACTTTTAGCCCAATATAATCTGCTATTTGTTTTGCAGAGTGTTTATCACAGTCTAAGCCATAAAATAATCTTACTACATCGTATTGTTTAGGTGTTAAGTGTTCTTGCATTAATCCCAGCAAATAAGTGTTTAATAAGTCTATATTATATGGTACAGAATTATCCGGAAATTGATATGCGTAGTTATCTTCATCAGGGGGGATAACGTCATAGCTTGTGAAAATACTATTAAAGAATAAAGAAACCATTTTGTCATCATTTGGATTCTTACGTATCTCATTAAGCTTATGCTCTGGTATTTTAATATCCCCTCTATTGATATCTATTGCTCGTCTGATCGCTCCTTTAATTCTTTTGCTAAAGAAACTTTTTAAAGTTTTTTCTATATCTTCAGAATCAACAAGCATGTCCCAATCTAATTTATCTACCGCTAAAGTTAAACCTTTGTTGCCTTCTTGTATTAAATCATTTATACTTAATACACCTGAGGCTTGCTGTGTTGTTGAAAATTTACGGGCTAAATTCTCTACAAGAGGCATAAACTTTACAATCATTTCCTCTCTTGTGTAGTAATCATAAAATTTATCTTCAGGCATAGATGCTTTTAGATCTTCTTTATATCTTATGTAGTTTTGTATATTGTATTTT